CTTATCGTGACCTTCCATAAGCCAAAGAGGATTTAAACATGACAAAGAAAATTGTAACACTTTCAGGTGATGGAATTGGACCTGAGATTATGGCAGCGGGTCTTGAAGTTCTTGAAAAAGTAGCTTCAAAAATTGGATTTGAGCTTGTAGAAGGAGCTGGCATTGGAACAGCGATAATGCAAGCATTTAAAACGATTTTTGCTTCATTGTCAACAAACCTCGGGCTACTTATAGAAGGGCTATTCAGCGGTTTAAGTTTGGGTGATGCAATAACGGCTGCATTCGGAACAGGGGCAGCAGACCTATTAGCAACAATCGGCTCTGCTTTTTCAGCAATAGCTGGAACAATTTTATCTATTGTAAATTTTGTCAAAATGTTAAAAGACGGATTTAGCTGGGTAAATGAGATTTTGATGGTGATAGGTGTCGCATTAACTACAATCGGAGCAATATTAGCTGGTGTGGCAGCATTGCCGGCGGTAATTGTTGGAGCAATAGTGGCAGCAGTCGCAACGATTGTTGTTGTGGTAAAAGATAATTGGAACGCAATTTGTGAACTATTTTCAACGGCCGGCGAATGGTTCAATGGAAATGTCATTGAGCCTGTAGTTTCATTTTTTAAAGATATGTGGAAAACCATAAGTGGCTTTTTCGGTTCTTTATGGAAAGACATAGTAACTGTGTGGCAAGGAGCTTCGAAATGGTTCAGTTCCGCAGTAATTGAACCAATAGTTGGCTTTTTTAAAGGCTTTGCTACACGAGCACAACAGATTTTTCAAGGTATTTGGATAATAATTAAAGCAATTTGGATAGTAGCTTCAAGCTGGTTTAATAATAATGTAATTACTCCAATTTCAAATCTGTTTAATTTTTTAAAAACGCTTATACAGACAACGATACAGACAGCAAAAGATTTTGTCTTTTCAACGTGGCAAGGGGTGGCAAGTTGGTTTAGCGGTACAGTAATACAACCGATTTCAAACTTTTTTAATATGTTGAAAGCTGGTATAACATCGGCACTTAGCGTAGCAAAGAACTTTGTTATATCTACTTGGCAAAGCGTGGCGGGTTGGTTTAATGGCAATGTTATTTCACCTATCACAAATTGCTTTAATATTATGAAAAACGGAATTACAAACGCGTTTAATTATGTGTGGAGTTCAATAAGAGGCGGTGTCACAGGGGCTATGAACTACGTTATTTCAAAAATAGAGAATGGGGTTAATTTTGTTGTCAGTGGAATTAACTCTTTATTAAGAGGATTTAACAAAGTTGTTTCTATGGCTGCTAAGGTGGCCGGTACAAATTGGGGTGGAGTATCGTTGGTTCCGAAAGTGCATATTCCAAGGCTTGCTAGTGGCGGAATTTTCCCAAGGGGAGAGGACGGCATGGCTTTTATTAATCATAACGAGTTAGTCGGTAGGTTCTCAAATGGCAAAAACGTGGTAGCAAATAACCAACAAATCACCGAGGGAATTAAGCAGGCTGTCATGGAGGGAATGGCACAAGTAATGATGAACTATAATGCTGGCGGAAATTCTGCACCTATCATTGAAAACGTGTTTAAGTGCGACAGTGAAACGCTCTATCGCATGACACAGGTAGGTAAAGCAAAGCACGGACAACGATATATTGTAGCAAATGAATTTGGTTAAGACACTCACCCTTGCGTGGGTGTCTTTTTACGAGGTAACAATATGGCAATGATGTTAGTAGACGGAGTGGAATTACCTACTCCGTCAACTTTTGAATGGGGCTTGATTGATGTGTCTGCAAGCGATAGTGGACGTACACAAGACGGCAAAATGCACAAGAATAGAATAGCACAGAAACGACAAATTAAATTGTCGTGGAATGGTACAGACAAGGCTAGGACAGCAAAGATACTTCAAATGGTGAACCCCGAATATATCAGAGTGACATATCCTGACGCTATGAGTGGAACTGATGAAACACGTACATTCTATGTAGGCGACAGAAGCGCACCTATCAAGATATGGACTATCAACAACAAGAGGTATGAGACATTGAGCTTTGACCTCATAGAAGTATAAGGCGGTGATTTAATGCTAAACGTATCGGCTAAATGGCAAAGGGCAGTAATGCTCGACAATGATATAAATGTAAATTGTTTTGCGGACATAGTTACGGCAAGCGGTGAAAAAATTCCTATTAGTGATAGTGAGCTATGGGCGAATGGCTTTGAGGTCAATGACTCAACATCAAGCAATGGCACTTTTACAATCGGGGCTTTGATTGCCGGAAAACTGAAAATTAAGCTGAATAACATTTATGAAGATTACAGTAAGTATGATTTTGACAAGGCGAGCGTAACAGCATATGTTTCAAAAAGCTTTTCTGACGGCACAACCGAAAAACTAAAAATCGGTGAGTATAGAGTCAGCGAGACAAGCTATGACGGCTCACTCATAACACTTACTTGCCTTGACAATATTAATAATTTCAATCGTGAGTATGATAGCAATTTAAGCTACCCTACGACAGCATATGAGGTAGTCAGAGACGCTTGTATTAAGTGCGATGTACCTTTTACTATGGCGAGATTTGACAACTCTGATTACGTGATTAACGAGATACCAAGCGATAATCAAAAACTTACATATGGACAGGTGATAGCTTACATCTTGCAGTTAAGTGGATTATGGGGCAAATGCGGTCACGATGGTGAATTACTTATCGGTTGGTATGATATGGGCCAATTTGACAGTCAAGGCTACGATGGTGGAACTTTTAGCACAAAAACTACACCATACTCTGACGGAGATACACTGAATGGTGGAAATTTCACCGACTATTCAAGTGGAGATAGTGCTGATGGTGGAACATTCACGGAGGCGAGAAATTACCACAATATTTACACGCAAAAAGACTTGAATGTTGCGACCGATGATGTTGTTATCACCGGGGTAAAGGTAACTGTAACCTCAAAAGAGGACAAGACAAAAGATGTTAATGCACTTGCCGGAAAAGAGGGATATGTAGTTTCAATCTCTGATAATCCGTTTATTTCGGTGGACAAGGCACAGACAGTTGCAAATTATATCTTTAAAAAAATCGGCGGCATGAGGTTCAGACCTCTTGATGCTACACTTTTGTCAAACCCACTGATTGAGAGTGGAGATGTGGCGCTTGTGACGGACCGCAAGCAGAACACCTATAGCTGTTTTATTTCTAACCGAACATTTACAGTTGGAAGTGGCACTAAAATTTCGTGTGATGCCGAAAATGCCTCAAGAAATAGTGCTGATAAATTCAGTAACGAGACAAAGGCTATCGTACAAGCTAGGAAAGTCGCGCAGGCACAACTAAGTGTATATGATAAGCAAATGCAATTGCTGACACAGCTAATGTCTCAATCGCTCGGACTTTTTAAGACTGAACAAGTGCAAGAGGATGGCTCAATTATTTACATTATGCATAATAAAGCCGACCTTAATTCGAGCAACATACAGTGGAAAATGACGGCTAATGGCTTAGCGGTTTCAAATGATTACGGCAAAACATGGAAAGCAGGAGTTGACAAAGACGGAAACGCTATTTTCAATATTATGTCGGCTATCGGCATTAATTTTGACTGGGCGCATGGCGGTACACTCACTTTAGGCGGCGAGAATAACACAAACGGCAAGCAGTATGTCAAAGACGCAAACGGAAAAATTCTGATTACACTTGATAACAAGGGCATTACGCTTGCTGACGGAGTAAGTATTTCGTGGAACAATATCTCAGACCAACCCGATTTTGCAACAAACGATAAGCTAAACGAATTAAAAGACAATATTGGCTACACGCAAATAGGAAAAGAGTATGTTATTTCCCCAAAAATTGTAGGGGCATACGGCGAATTTACAAAAGCTTTCAATGTCGATGTTGTTAATCCGTCCACAGGACTCAATCAAAGTTTTTGGGCGCAAGACGCGGAAACAGGGACAAAAATAAGCGGAAATTACAGTGGAAATGATATTGATAATAATCTTACAGTAAATCCAGAGGGAGCAAACCTTTTTTCAAACGTTGGAGGACATACTAGCGGTATGGGCTGTGGCGGTGGCTTTGCAAGCATAAACGGTGAAACGGTTAATGTAAGTGGAACTAACGTTGACATTACCGCAAACAATTTGACTCTTAATGGGGTTGAAACTGTTTTTGGCTCAAAAACATTTACCAATGAAAACGGCTGGTATTGGAGACAGTGGACAGATGGATATATAGAAATGTGGGGAAGTTTTCCCGCGACTGTCTCGTTTGGCCCTAAATATGGTAGTCTGTATTATACTTATGGAAGCGTATATATGCCAGACGGAATAAAAAGTATCTTACATACTACAGGTACTGTGTTTTGTAGCGCCGGCGGGTTGTATTCTATTTTTTTTACAAGATGGAGCAGTAATGAGTTGGGGTTTTGTATAAGCTCGGCTGCTGCAGAAACAAACAAACAATTGTATTTACAACTTCACGTTTTAGGCAAATGGAGATAATTGATGAAAGCGAGGCGTAATTTATGGCAATTCAAATGAGACGAGGGGCATACGCGGAGTTTGACCCCTTAAAAATGAAAGCTGGAGAATGGGCGGTATCGACCGACTCCGACACGAAAAAACAGCAGATATGGATGTGTTTCGCGCCCGGAATAGTTAAGCGAATGGGAACTGTTGAGGATTTTGACATTGAAATTCAAAGACTTATTCAGAATTATCTTGACGGCATGGCTCAATCCGTATCACAGGCTCAAAAATCAGCACAAACTGCGACAGAAAAAGCTACCTCGGCAAGCGATTCTGCTTCACAGGCTCAAAAATCAGCGCAAACTGCTTCACAAAAAGCAAACGAGGTTGCCCAAGTTTCGGGAAAGATTGACACGGCAGTGAGCCAAGCAAACGCAGCTACAAAGGCTGCAAATGAAGCTGCGCAAAGAGCGGAACAACAAGCCGGGCTAGTCGAGCAGAAAGCAAACGGAAGAGGTATTACTTTTTCCGTGACAAGTGCCGGATTACTCAATGTAAGCAAGGAGGACTAATATGAGCGGAATAGACATTATATCAGACACAACAGGGCAAGCGATTGTTGAGAGTATTAAAGCCCTTGGTACAAAATTAAGCGAGGGAAGAGTTATTTATGGTGTTCACATCAACAGTGCGGATAGTAACCCGAAAACAAGAGTCAGATATTTAGCAGACGCAGTAGGCATGACTCCGGCAGCTATGAATTTCACAAGTGGAACTTTTGATTACGGTTCATGGGCGAATGCTTTTTTTATGCCAAAACCATGTATGCTTAAGACAAATGGACAGGTTGACTATTACCTCAACGAGAACGATTTGACTAAAAAAATAGATGGTAGCGCATCGGATGTAGCAAACGTTGATTACGATGGAAATGCTATGATAGAATGGGGCAATGGTGCAGATATTATATGGTGGAAAATTGCGCCCGACAAGGGTAATCCAAACAGTGCAAGCCTTTATGTTGCTAACTATCAAGCTGATAAAGATTTTAAAAATCTGAATTTCATTGACATTAACGGCAATGAAAAATCTCATTTTTACACACCAATTTATAATGGCTCACTTGACAGCAACAATAAGCTACGCTCAATAAGCGGTCAAACGGTTATTAAATCGAAAACAGCTAGTCAAGAAATGGCATATGCAAGAGCCAATGGTACAGGCTATGAAATCGAGCAATATGTTGACAGACTTTTGATTAACATTTTGCTTATTATCATGGGAAAATCTACCGAGACGCAAGATGTATTCGGGCGAGGTATGAGTGAAAATGCTAGTAATGAAAACTTATTGCTTAAGACCGGTACAATGAATAGCAAAGGTTTATTTTGGGGCGAAAATGCCGGAAAAGCCGGAGTTAAAGTATTCGGTATGGAGAATTATTACGGCAATCAGTGGAGAAGAACAGCCGGACTAATCCTTGCTAATGGTACAGCAAAAGTCAAGTTGTCTCCATCAACAAAGGACGGAAGCAAGGCAACCAACTACAACACTGACGGGACAGGATATATTGAAATACCCAATTCAACTCCTAGTGGTGCATTGGGTGGATATATTAAAGATATGCTGTATACGGCATTAGCCATGTTTTCAATATCAATTACAGGCTCATCATCGACATATTATCCTGATGGTTGTTGGTTTGACATTGCAATTATAGCCTTTGCTCTTTTCGGTGGCACCCTGGACAACGGCCGTCATTGTGGCGCGTTCTGCGTGCGCTTGATCGTCGTGGCTGGTTCCGCGGGGTGGAGCTTCGGGGCTTCTCTTTCCTACAAATAACTTGCAACTATTAAAATATTTATAGATTTTGGAAAACTAAAACACAAAATTTCAACAGCAGACAGAAAGGTAAGGTGTATTGAACATGACAAAATACAAGCTCGTAGAAAGTATGCAATCGGACAAGCCGCTTGATATTGACACAACATCTTCTCCAAACATCGTTTATCAGCGAAAAAACATTAAGTTGGTTGAAGCAACAGGAAACGAGGATGATTTTACCTATAAGCCCAAGCATTGGGAGTACGAAGAGCGTGAGCTGACACAGGATGAATACTCACAGTATCTTATTGCTATGGAACAGGCGAAAGAGATTAATGAGCACTCTGATGAGAAAGCAATAGACAACTATACAAGGCAGTTAATGGATGAGGGGGTGCTTTAATATGAGATTATTAGTTGAAAGTCTCAAAAGGCTATATGAGAGTGACAGAGTAACCAAGGAAGAACTACTCGATAGAGTAGCAAGCGGTAAAATATCGCAAGAGGAATATGAGTACATTACTTCACAATTAGAATAAAAAAGAGAGGGAAAGTTCCCTCTCTGATTATTGCCCTATAAATACTCCGACATCATCTGCGAATGGATTGAAATTGTAATCCATTTCAATGCTTTGCGCGTTTGTTGGAACTTCAAACGATATATCGACATTTCCGGTTCTGCCCGGTGAAAGCTCTAAAATCGAAGAGCTGTCAGTCAAATAAAGCATGTTTTCCACTTGCACGTTATCGGCATATCCAGTTGCATTAGTGTAAGAGAAACTAAATGTTTCGTCACTATTATTCACTACTTGAAAGCTAAAAGTAACATATTTATATCCACTTTTAGGCTTTTCATAATCATAATTCGTATTTTCATAAAAATTAGTTAAAGCTACATTTACGTTGTCTTGATAAGTTATTCCCTCTCCGACACGAGCCTCAATTTTTTGATAACCTTGTGAGGAATCGCCCTCTGTCTCGGTTTCTATTTCACTTTCAACTTGATTATTGGGCTTCTTGTCACTTTTAGCGGTATCAGTACTTGAATGGTCTACAAAAATCAATCCTAAAGCAGAAAGAACACATATCACAATAGCAACAATCGAACCTACATGACGTCTTGGAATTTGTTCTGAACTCTTAAGAGCTAAATCAATGATAGCAAGTATCAGTGCTGTTATGATACATATTACATCAAGAAAAAGCGGTGCGCATAGTACAAGTGGTAGGCAAAAGCAAATGGCTATTGTACTTAATACAGAATCTTTCTTTTTAAACGGCTTATCTTGTATGTATAAATTTACATAATAGCTTGAAGTCTTGCGGTCAACGAGATAGTTGCTCTCGATATGACTACAGACCATTTCCATATTGCCTTGATAATACTTATCTAAATCACCAATATTAACATAATGATTGTTAATGCAGTATTCTCTATATCTTTTCATATAAAAAATCCCCCTTCTAGTTCTTTTTTGCTATTTTACTCTTTACAATCCCTATTGTCAATATTCGACAAAATAATACACTTTAAAGTGCTACAGTAATGATGTTCTCAAACAAGAGAACTCTTCAAGTTTCGGTAGGGCGGTGGATTTTTCTGCCGTCCTTATTGGCGTTTAAGAACAAATGTTCTATAATTGATGTATCGGAGGTGGCATTGTATGGAATATAAGGATGAAATAATTAAAATGATTGAGAATGTGGAAGATAAAGACCTGTTACTGTACTTGTACATATTTATTAAAGGAAAAATAGAGGCAGAGTAAAAACTCTGCCTTGTGGTTATATTTTCTTTTCCCAAACGTTACCGCACTTTGAACACACAAATTTTGTTTTGCCGCTCTTGCCTTTAATTCCGGTAGCAGTACCAACAACGGCACCGACAGATCCGAAGAGACCACCTACTGTGTTACCAACAAGTGCTTTGCCGAATGAAAATTTTTTCTTGGTATCAACAGGTATGCCAACGCCATCACAACCCCATTTAGGACATTTAACAGTTTTACTCATAATAAAATACCACCTTTCTTATTAATTTAATTTATTTTGAGTATTTTTCATACATCATATCTATTAAATTCATAATATTTTCTTGCTCTTTATCCGACAATTTAGATAACTTAAATACGTAATCTTTGAGCTTGCTGTCTATATTTGAAAGTTCATAATCTATATTTGCTTGTTCAAATATAGGATTACTTTCTTCACCTGTAACTAGATACGACAAGGTAGTTCCCAAAAAATCAGCAATTTTCTGCATATTTTTAGTTTTCGGCTCACTCTTTCCTCTTTTCCAATCAGATAGAGTCATGTTTGAAATGCCTGTAGCTCTTGAAACATCGGCATTTTTCAAGCCTTTTTCGTCTAGTAATTTCTGATAGTATTCGTACATAAAAAATCCCTCATAAATTATTATGGAAAACTTTAAAATAATGCTTGACAATTAAAGAAAACCATAATATACTAGACCTAGATTAAGGGAATCCTTAAAACCTAGGTTTTAATTTTGTTATTTTGTTGTCTTGGTAAGTTTCATTATAACGGATTTCCTTAATAAAATCAATATATTTTTAAGGAAAGGAGCGCAAAAAATGAATAATTCTAAGAAATATGCTCAATCATATTCAAGATTTGAGCAAATTTTGAAGAAAAAGGGTATCACATCATACCGGGTAGCAACAGACTTGAACTTTTCACCCATGTTGCTTTCAGACTGGAAGAGAGATAAAAGCAAGCCCAAATTAGACACCATGATTAAAATTGCAAGCTATCTTGGCGAACCGGTTGAGAGTTTCGTGGATTAGAGAGAAAGGAGATAAAAAATGCAATCACAGTACGAAAAAGAACTTCTCAAAACTTTAAAAAGCATTGATGGTACTTTAAAAAAGATTGAGAAGTCCATAAACAATGATGAGAAACATCACCTTAATATTTGCAATGCTGTTTCTCATGCGCTGAAAGGCGAAAGATATACACCTATTCAGTCAGATGATTTAGTGCAAACTGATAAGCAGATTTAAGATACTGAATTTCCTCAACAGACATTTCAGTATTGCCACACATTACGGCACTACGGCTGTCTATTTGGTATTCGGCTAACTTTGAATTTGCATATACGATTGCCAAATCATGAATTTCATCATGAGACATTTGTTTCACCTCCTTATTATCTAATGAGGAGATTATAACACAGAAAGGAGAAAACATGAACGCAAGAGAACAACGAATCGCAGAAATCATGTCAGAAAATCAAATTGAATATGACATAGCAGAGTCGATATTCCTAGACGAAATATGCAACAAATATGGAACTGATGATTGCGATATTGCAGAATCCTTGTTTGAGTCTGACGCAGAGGAAAGCGAGGTAGAAGCATGAATGAGATTTTAAAAGTTGATGTTGATACTCAAATGGTATCGGCAAGAGAACTACATAATGCACTCGAGGTCAGCAAGAGATTTTCCGCATGGTTTGAAACTTACTCAAATACCTTTATTGAGGGTGAGGATTACAAAGCTGCGTACCTTAAGGTACAGAGCAATCAATATGGCGGTGAGAAAGAGTTACAGGACTACAACATGACAGTTGATATGGCAAAGCATATCTGTCTTATGAGCAGAACTGAAAAAGGTAAACAGTGCCGACAATATCTCATTGACTTAGAGAAAGCATGGAACACACCCGAACAGGTAATGGCTAGGGCATTGAAGATAGCCAATAAGACTATTGATAGCCTTAAGTCCGATAACACTAAGCTAATCGAAGATAATGCTCGAATGAAGCCTAAAGAGATTTTTGCTGACGCAGTATCAGCTAGTGAAACATCATTGCTAGTAAGAGATGTTGCAAAATTGATAAGACAGAATGGGGTAAAAATCGGAGAGAAGCGACTTTATAAGTGGCTACGTGAAAATGGATATGTTTGTCAAGGCTCGACAGCTCCGACTCAAAAAGCAATGGAAATGGGATTGTTTGAGGTTGTTATACGAACTGTTGAAAGAGGTGACAGGCTACCACTTGAAGCAAAGACCACAAAAGTTACAGGCAAAGGGCAAGTTTATTTTGTAAATAAATTCCTTGCGCAGAACGGAGAGTGATTGAATGAGAAAAAGAACTTTAAAGGAGAAATTCTATACAGGCTGTGGCTATTCGATTTTCGGAGCATTAGCTTTTGCATTTTTCCTTGGATTATCGGTGGCATACGGAATTAAGACAGCGAGTATTATCGTTGGAGCAATTGTAACAGTATTTTGGCTGATACTGATTGCAATATGTCTCATAGAGGAGGGCGAACCACATGAGAAAAAGAAAACTGATGTTGATGTTATTAATTTCAGCAATTGGAATTATGACCTTAAAGCCAACAGTGAAAGCAGATAGCAAAGTTGAGCCGACAGCCGGTGTTACTTCCTATTTAAATAGCGTAATGCTTGGAAAGGTTGAGCCGACAGTAGTTCAGAATGAGCCGGTTGTGGTTGAGCAGAGCTATGAAGAGCCGACAGTTCCAACTTGCCATAAGAAATACAGTTGTAGCCGGTTTAAGAAGCTGGGGCGAGTCCGATACGGCGATTACACTTATACGTGGTACTCACAGAGAGTGTTACCTGGAGGCGGTCTAAATATTCCGGGCAGACATCTAAACAAATATGGACTTGTTGTAGACGAAAACGAGTATGTAGTAATTGCAAGCGATGATTTACCACACGGAACTGTAGTTGATACTCCTGTTGGCATACAAGGGATTGTATATGACGAAGGGAGCGGAAATGGAAATCTTGACATCTACTGCGATTGGTAGCCAATTGAAGCGTCAGAGTGCTAACGATTACCTACAAGAACTATATCGAGCTAAACGGCACGAGGACAAATCATTTGACTTTCAAGCGCTACTAGATAAAGAAATGGAGAAACTAAATGAGCGACAATGTAAGACGAATTAGGTTAGGCGACACAAGATACCGATTGAAGCCATTAACGAGAGAGCAGAAGCTATTGCTCAACAAGGCTCATTACGTGGCAAGCGAGTGGCTTTTTGTATCGGAGTCGGACTCATACTTAAGAGTAGTGAAGAAATCAAGCCTACACGGAAATTTGATTCTAAAAACCATAAACAAATAGAAAGAGAGGAAACACAATGAAGATTACACACATATTTGCGCAGAATTTTTGTAAATTCTATGGCAAAAACACATTAGACACAGATTTTTCAATGAAAACTGTATTGTCTGGTCAGAATGAAGTCGGTAAATCAACAGTTAAGAGAATTATCCTTGATGTGCTGAATTGCCATGACGAGAACGACAGAGAGATTACAGGCATAAGACCGCACGATGAACACGGAGTCGAGATTGACGATGTTGACATTGTAAGAGCTGTTACCTTTGAGATTGAGGGAAAAGCAAAGACTCTGAAAAAGATTACAAGGCAAGGAAGAAATAAGGACGGTGAAGTTTGCTCGGGACATACAGATTACTATGTCAATGATGTTACATACAAAATGGTTGAATACAACGAGTTTATTAATGATAATATCGCAGACCTCAAGATATTGCCATTTTGTCTTAACGCTATGACATTGTTGCTTAAACCACCAACAAATCAAAGAATAGCGCTCTCAACTTTTTTTGGCACACACAAAAATCCCGAAATCTGCGATATGTTTCTACAGTTTGCCGAACTTAAGCCAATGTTTGACGATGGCGATGTCGACCAGCTCAAAAAAGTATGTCGTGGCAAGCTAAACGGTACAGGCGGTAGGAATGGCTCAAAAGGACTTGTTAAGGAAAGAGACGAAATCTCAACAAGGATTGATACAATTCATTCCACCAATGAGTATACAGACCTTGCAGAGCTTGAACTACAGAAGAAAACCTATGAGCCACAGCTTAAGGAAATTGAAGATAAACTGTCCGACTACAACAAGATTTTAGAGGATAAGCAGAAAGCTACAGAGGACATTATGAACCTTAAATTTGAGCTTTCAGATATGGAACGAAAAGCCAATGCTAACAATCAGAAAAAGCGCATGGAGCTACAGTTACAGCTTGATGATTTCAATGCTTCAATTCACAAAGGAGAGTCAATGGTAAGAGCTAAAAAGGCTAACATTAAAAACTTTGAAGGTACGGTTAGAATTTACACAGAGAACTTAGCAAAGGTACGTGCTGACTGGAAAAAAGCAAAGGCACTTTCCTTTGATGAAAGCAGTGTTAATTGTCCAATGTGCGGTCAGAGATTGCCGGAAGATACAATAGAGAGTTTGAGAACTGATTTTAGTGATAAAAAATTGAAGAAGCTTAAAGAGCTTGAGGATAAGGGCAATTCATTATCAAGTGACAGCAAGGAATTCAAGCAGGCTATTGAGGACAAGAAGAAAGAAATAGCTGACCTTGAAGCAGAACTTAAGGAGCTGACAGAAAAGCGTGATACTGTTGCTAACGAGCTTGAACGTGATAACATCGCTAAAGAGCTTGGAATGGTACCTACCGATGTTGATATGACAGGCAACAGTGAGTATCAGGCACTTAAAGCTAAAATCGAGGAAAAAGAGAAAGCTCTTGCCGATGAAAATGATACATCGGAGCTTATCAGAAAGCTTAAAAACGAGCGAAACGAACTGTTAAGGCAAGTTTCATCAGTTGATACAAAGATTGAGCTTGGTGTGGCAAATAACAAGCGTATAGATGATAGCATAGCCGACCTTGAAGATAAGAGAAAAGACCTCAATCAAGAGATAGCTGATTGGGAGAGAAAACTTGACTTGCTGAAAGAGTTTACTCGCAAGAAGAATGAGCTTTTACAGGCTGATGTTAATAAGTATCTGAATTTTGCCACAGCAAAGCTTTTCAGACCGCTCTTAAATGGCGATACCGAGGAGTGCTGCGACTTTGTATACAATGGCGAAGCATACGCTAGAAACCTCAATCATGGTGCGAGGATGCTGACAGAAGTTGACATATGCAGAGCTTTTCAGAAAGTGGCAAACGTTAATTTTCCAATTATTATTGATGATACAGAGAGCGTTGATGATTGGAGAATACCACAGATTGATAACCAGTTGATTATGTTGAAGCATACACAGGACAAAGAGCTTGTGATTGAGGCGGTGTGATATGAAGAATGATAGATATATTGTAGAACGAGAGTTTGAACACGTAGGATATAAATGTGTCGTTACATTCAATGTGATGGGACATAGGTGCGGATATGTAGGCATTCCCAAAAACCACCCTTTATATGGTAAAGAGTATTCGGACTATCTTGAAATTAAGAAAGCAGATGTCGGAGACCGAAAAATAAGCGGTATTTTTCCTTTGCTTGGAGCTTGTCTTGATAAAGACGAAAGAATACGAATTGAAGCATATTTTTCATGCCACGGCGGTATTACTTTTGCGGATGGTGGAGAAAATTCAAACTATCCAATAGAAAGTGATTTATGGTGGTTTGGATTTGATTGCGGACACGCAGGAGATAAAGCAGATTTGAGCTATGCAATAGAGAAGTTTCCTAAACAGGCAGAGCAACTTAAAATGCAGAAACAAATCAACGATATGTACCCGATTGAGGGTGATATCATCCGCACAGAAGAATATGTAGCAGAAGAGTGCAAGAAGTTGGCAGAACAGTTAAAAGAGTTTGAAGAAAGTGAGGAATAGAAATGATTATTAAGAAGAGAAACTATTACATGGGTGGCAAAAAGCACACTGTAGAGCTTAAGTATGACGGATATATGTATACAGTTATATCTGACGGAGTTTTATTCAAGCAGACACCTAATGAACTGTTTGCGGTTCAGGTTTTTAATGAGATTTAGGAGGATTAATTATGGCAGAGAATACACAGATAGTCGAGTATGAATCAAATGGGGAAATGGTAAAAATTTCTCCGACAATGATAAAAAGATACCTTGTAAGTGGCGGTGGCAATGTATCTGACGGAGAAGTAATGATGTTTATGTCATTATGCAGATACCAGCACTTAAATCCATTTTTGAGAGAAGCATACCTTATTAAGTATGGAAGCAACGACCCAGCCACAATAGTTACTGGAAAAGATGTTTTTACAAAGAGAGCCAATGCGGACCCACGATATAAGGGAAAGAAAGCAGGAATTATTGTAATTAAAAAGGACGGAGCTGTTGAAGAACGAGAGGGAACAATGGTTTTACCTAACGAAACTATCGTAGGTGGCTGGGCGAAAATCTTTATTGACGGAAAAGAGGACGAGTATCAGTCAGTAGGTTTTGATGAGTACGCAGGAAGAAAAAAAGATGGTTCGCTTAACAGCCAATGGGCGAAAAAGCCAGCCACAATGATTAGAAAAGTAGCTGTTGTACAGGCCTTAAGAGAAGCATTTCCAGATAGATTTCAAGGTTTATATGCACAAGAGGAATTTCAAAATGTATCAGATGTAAAACTTGATACAGAAAAGGTTGTTGCTGATGAGATTAAAGAAAACGCAAACACAGTAGATTTTGACGAGGACAACATAATTGATGTAGAGCCGACCGACACAGCCGACAAGCAGTCAGAGGAGCTACCGCCATTCATGCAGAGTGAGGAGAATTAATATGAGAGTAATTTCACAGGACGGAACAATAGATGTTCCATATGAATATTTTTCATTATCTATGTCTAGTGGGAAATATGAAGATGTAGAAGTGGCATATATCTATTGTCACAATTTATCATCGCCGAATGGCACAAAGTTGGCTGAGTATTCTACCAAAGCAAAGGCTATTAAGGCTATGGAAATGTTGAGAGAACATAATGAGGGTGTAATTTTTCTCAAAACAATAATAAATACCGAAAAAGGTACTACGTTCGTAAGTAGTTTGTCGAAAACTGATTTTAACGAGCTGACGCAGAATTACTTCCAGTTCCCACAGGATGACGAAATCGAGGTGTGAGTATGAAAATTATTAAAGGTAAAGAGAAAGAATACAAGGATTGGTATGACAAGAATAGTGACGGATACAGCAGAGCTTGCTTCACTTATGCTGAAAGGTGGGCTGAACTGTTAGAAACAGAAATTGACAAGAGCAATGATGTTATGAAGTGCTTTGTTGATAATGCAGACAGATTGAGCCGTGAAGCAGACACAGAGGGCATAACAGGATTTATGTACGGATGTGCAGTTAGTATTCTTTCACAATGTTGGGAATACGGAGAGTATTTAAGAAAGTGGCATAACAAAAAGTATGACTATGACGGAGACGGAGCTGTAAATCCAGCAATTATGACAGTAGGGTGAAATGATGAAACTTAAATGTATAGCAACAGGAAGTACAGGTAATACATATGCCCTAATTAGTAACACAGGAGAAATCCTATTACTTGATTTGGGTGTGTCAGAAAAGACTATCAAAAAGGGTATTGATTGGAAAATATCAAATGTTGTTGGAGCTGTAATTTCGCACGGGCACAAAGACCATTCATTATCGGTTGAAGATTTTAAGTTAATGGGAATACCGATTCATGCACCATATATACAATACGCACAACACGAGGGCATACATCGTTATCACACGATACCATTTAGCGGTTTTAAAGTTAAGGCATTTGACCTAACAACAATAGACGGAAATTGGACACATACAAATGCAAATGGCGAACCTTGCCCGATATACGGCTTTCTGATTACTCACAAGGAAATGGGGAGAATGCTTTACATAACCGATTGTGAGGTTGTCAAGTGGAGATTTAAAGACATAAACCACATTCTCTTAGGTGTGAATTATGACAAGGATTTAATCGACAGGGATAACACAGGCAAAGCTAACCATGTTTTCAGCGGCCATTTATCCATTGACACGGCTTGCGATTTTGTTAAGGCAAATTATTCAGATAGCTTGCAGAATGTCATAATGTGCCATTTATCGGCAGAAAGTGCTGATAGAGATAGTTTTATCGAGAAGATGAAGAAAGTTGCCTGTGGGGCAAATGTGGATGTTGCAGAGCGTAATAAGGAATGGCTACTTGCTAACCCTAATGAGTGCCCTTTTTAAAAATTAAACAGACAGGAGAAAAATAATGAATATTGTAACACTTTTAGGACGATTGACACGCGACCCGGACATTAGATACACACAGGGCGAAAACGCAATGGCAATAGCAAGATTTACACTTGCCGTTGACAAGAATTTTAAGAAGAAAGACGATAAGGCAAATTTTATTAACTGCGTGGCTTTTGGCAAAATAGCTGAAACAGTAGAAAAGCACGTATTTAAAGGCTCAAAGATAGCAGTTATCGGTGAATGGACTACAGGCAGTTACAAGAATAAAGACGGAAACACAGTCTACACTAACGATTGCAACATATCTAAGTTGGAATTTTGCGACAGTAAAAATTCAAGTGGCAGCAGTGCGGAGCCACAGCCAAAGCCCGATGATGGCTTTATGTCAATTCCTGATGGTATTGACGAGGAATTACCATTTAATTAAGAGTCGGTTGATTACAGGGCAGTCAGATAACGGCTGTCCTAGAAAGGAAAGATAATGGATTATACAAACGAAGTATTTGCGAGCATTACAAAGGAAATAGCTGACCGGAAAGAGTATGTAATTACAAGGGCGTTTACATCGCAGATTGCAGAATTATTACAGAAAAACGGCATTATACCAATATGCAGTGAAAGATACATAAATCTTAACCCTGATGTGCCAAATTACAGTTCTGTCAGAAGAGTCGCTGTTTCGTTTGTCATGCTTGATTGCACCAAGCATGACCAAAAAGTGAGAGAAGAAGCATACAGAGATTTTATCAAAGAATTTGAGGATAGAGTTAATTTAAAAGATATATCTGAAAGACTCTTTGAAACTGAATGTATATTATTGGAGCGTGATAAGAATGAGATTGATTGACGTGGATGCACTAAAGAAAGATTTAGAATCGGTTACTTTAAGTAATGGAACTTTGCTCAATACAAATGCAGTATTGCTATTACTGGATAAATATCCGACCGCCTATGATGTAGACAAGCTTGTGGAGCAGTTGGAAGAATTAAAAAGTCAAGTCCCTGTAAACAGAATCCTTGATGACATCATAAAAGATAAACCGAAAGAATTAGGCCAGCTAATTGCTTATGATAAGGCAATCGAGATAGTAAAGGCAGGTGGAAACATTGAATTATCAGAACATAGCAAGAGCCAAGGCAATAGAACAGGAAAACAAAAAGCGACTATTGAAGCTGAATCCAAAGCTGAATGACAGGAGTGGGATTTACTTCCTACTCCGAGAAGATGAAAACGGATTTAAGTATGCGTATGTTGGACAGGCGGTACATACACTTAGCAGATTGGCGAGCCACCTTGTGGGCTACGAACAGCATATAGACCTTAGTTTACGCAAACACAAGCTGTATGACAAAGAGAAAAATCCTTATGGTTGGCGAGTTGAATTTCTGAATTTTCCCGAAAGTCAGCTTGACGAGAAAGAGAAGTATTACATCAAGTTATATGCCGATAAAGGTTATCAGCTTAGAAATGTCAGTTTAGGCGGTCAAGGAGAAAATCGAGCTAGTGGTTCAATAGGCGAAAGAAAAGCACCTAAAGGCTATATGCAAGGCATACAGCAAGGCAAAAAGGTGTTAGCGAGGGAATTATCGTCTATCGCTGAAAAGCACCTTATAATCCGCTTAAAGCCCGAAAAAGAGCACAACAAGGTATCACAGAAACAGTATGAGAAATTTATGGATTTATTGAAAGCGGGTGATTCAGAATGAGTAAAGCGTACAAATGTGATGTTTGTGGCAAATTTTGTAGCGATTGTTATAAAATAACAGGTTTTGATATTTACCCTGGTGATTACGCAGAAAGAGGCTATTCAAATGTTAATGAAAAGACAGTGATAAGTGACATATGCGAAGATTGTTACAACGATATCAAGAGCTACATCATTCACGATAAGATATTTGAAAGAGCCAAAAAGCATATAAAGGGTTTAATTAACTAAAACTCAAAGAAAGTAGGTGATTCGGAATGAAAAGAAATGATTGCATAGAAGTATTAGACCACTTAAAAGAAAAGCTGAAAGAAAAAGATATAATTGCTGTACAGGATAGTGAAGACAATTATAAATGTCCTGTGTGCGGTCAGATTTTTACAGGAGAAGATATTATTAAATACTCTTACAAGTGGTGCTATAGCTGCGGTCAGAGAGTAGATTTTACTCTTCCGAGAAACAGATTTAATTAACTAAAAATCAAAGAAAGGAAATAAAAATGGAGATTAACGTTGATAAATCAATAGTTTCCAAAAGCATAAAGCATTACGGCGAGGGAATGCAGTCTGTGGTATGCATGGAAGAACTTTCCGAGCTGTCACAGGCAATTAGCAAGGAAATTAGAGGTATAGGTGACAGGAGCAATCTTGTTGAGGAAATGGCAGATGTAATTATCTGTTTGGAAATTTTGAAGCAGATTTTTGCCGTAACAAATGTTGAGATTGAAGAATGGGTGAAATTCAAACAGGGGCGCAACTTGAAGCGTATAAACCACGAGGGAAAAGATTAAAATATATCAACCGAAACTTGAAGAAAATAGGAGATTAAAAATGGCAGAACGTAGAATGTTCACTAAAAAAGTCACTGATGATGATAATTTTATGGCTTTATCATCAAGTGCGCAAGCCTTATATTTGCATTTATCTATGTCTGCTGATGATGACGGATTTTGCAACCAGGTATCAGTTTCCATGTTCAAAGCTCACGCAAGTGTGGCTGATTTACAGCAATTATTGGAAAAAAGATACATTTATCAGTTTGATAATGGCGTGATTGTAATTAAGCATTGGCGCATGGCAAACGCTTTGAGAAAAGACCGATATACACCAACGAATTTTAAGGAAGAATTGGCAAAATTAAAGATAAAATCCAATGGTGCGTACACATTTTCTGATGATGGTTGCCGTGTGGTTGCCAATGGGTTGCCGGATGGTTGCCAAGTGGTTGCCACTTGTCTGCCACAGGATAGTATAGGTAAGGTAAGTATAGATAAGAATAGTATAGATGAGAATAGTATAGTTAAGGATAGTAAAGATAAGGATATAAAAGAAAAAGATATTGATAAATCAATATCTAAAAAGAAAACTGTCTACTACCCTGATGATGCAATGCTAGAGAGTGCTTTTCAGGAATATCTGACAATGCGAAAAAAAATAAAAAAGCCAATATGTACCGAAATGGCATTACACCGAGCTATGAACACTATCGAGAAACTATCAAAAGGTGATAACGATTTGGCTGTTAAAATACTTAATCAATCAGTAGACCATTGCTGGCAAGGGCTGTTTGCACTAAAGGACAATGAGCCACATTCAGCTAACAAGGGCACTATTGATTGGGACAATGTATGAGGTAGAGAAATGACAAGAGACGAGACAGTTAAAATCATTCGCATAATGTGTGATTGCTACCCCAATTACAAGCCGAGCAATTTATCCGAGACAGTAGATGTGTGGAATATGATGTTGGAAGAATACAGCTACAGTCAAATTTCTACGGCATTGAAAACTTACGTGCATTCCGATACAAGCGGTTTTGCACCGAGCATCGGACAGCTAATTAACAAACTGCATGAGGTTCAATTTCCACAGGAGCTTAACGAAATGGAAGCATGGTTCCTTGTTAGCAGGGCACTACGAAATGGCTATTATGGTGCAGTTGAAGAATTTAACAAGCTACCACCACTCGTACAAAAGGCTGTCGGAAGTCCTGATAATCTTAGAAATTGGGCACTGACGGACAGCAAGAGTATTGAAAACGTAGTACAGTCAAACTTTATGAGAACCTACAGGACAGTTGTTAGTCGAGATAAGGAATATCAAAAAACGCCAAAGGACATAAAGACATTGATTGAAAGTACCAATAGAAGCTCGTATTCGGCTCAAATCGGTTCTAAAAATCAACAGACGATAAAATTATCGCTTGAAGATAATAAAAGCCAAAATAAGCCGATTAAAGGCATTCCAATGCCAAAAGAAATTAAGGAACGTATCGAGCAGATGAAGAGATAGGAGGTAAAGAGGTTTGTGCGCACAATTAAAGCCGGCTTTACTCCTAGCGAAAAATGATAAAAGACAAGTATTCTAGGCAGAGATATGAAGAACGAAAAGCCAGTAACCTTTGCGTGCTTTGTGGAAAGCCACTTGATAGAGAAGGTGTGATTTGTACGGCATGTAACAGCAAACGTACAGCATATGGTCGAGAGCTTTACAAGAAATTACAGGCAGTTGGTGTTTGCCCTAGGTGTGGTAAGAACTTGTTGTATGGTGATGAAAAAAGTTGTGTTGAGTGTAGGGCAAAATCAGCCGAAGCCATGTCAAAAATACGCACTGCTGATGTAAAAAAATACAACGAGCGACAAAAAGCGTGGCGAAAAGCACGATACGAAAAAGACAAGGCAAATGGCATATGCACACGTTGCCGAAAAAGAAAAGCAGACCCAGGGCATACCACTTGCGCATTTTGCAGGGAAACAATGAGAAGAGCACGAGTTAAAATGCCTGAAAGAACCGGCAGATATGAACAAGGACTATGTTTTTTCTGTGATAATCCGGTAAAACCCGGATATAAGGTCTGCGAAAAGCACTATCAGCAGAACGTTAAGAACGCAACTTGCGAAAAGGCAAACATAGCACGGCAGAAGATAAAAGAAAGGAGTCCACAATGGACGCCTTGAAAGATTTTTACGATTTTTACCGGCCACTGCAAAGAAGATATGACTTGCGAATGTTTTATAAAACCAATGGCAAGGAAACGAAAATAACTATCCGGTGGCGCGGTAAAGAACTTGTAAAAGTCGCAGAAGAAACTACAGAAGCCTGTTTCATTAGGGCGAGACGAGAACTTGAAGAAAGAATGAAAAAATATGAGCAACAAACTGAAACCAAAGAAAAAGCACAAAGAGCCGGATCTTACGTGGACAAAATCAGAAAAGATTACGTTAAAAAACAGCAATAACCGCAGGAAGCTTGTAAGCCGGTCTTTCACAGACTTCATGGACTTGGGTTACTATGTACTGTATTTACATCATGGATTTGGTAATAAGCGTATTGTACGGCTTGAAAGAACCATAAATGAGTACCTTGACAGGGCACAGACTGAAAAAGAAATGAAAACTAAAACGCTTGCTGAACTTTTGAAAATGAGATACGGCATTGATGTGCAGAAAGAGATTAATTTAATCCCACTGCAGCAGTTGATTAGGATTTATCAGAGAAATAATCCACTTACGATAAATGACACGAGACAGCTTTTAAATGACACGGCATACAGCTACACGGTTTTAGCATGTACGGCACTTAAGCTGATGCTTAAATTGTCGGTTAAGGAAATTAAAGAGTTTATCGCAGAATTTAGGGATTTAATTGACACACTGTATAAATTTAATCAATTCGGTCTGACATTGCCGAAAGTGGCACAATGCCTTGCCGATGAAGTTAATTACGTTGATGAAAGGTACATAAAGGTGATTGATTAATGACTTATGCATGGGATAACGACAGTACTCAAAACGCTCACATAAAGCAGATGAGAGACGATAGACAGAAAGCCTACATGGAAACACATAGAGACAATAAAGCGTATGAGAGATTTAAACATATGCCGGATTATGGGAAAGGAGTAAAAACGTATGAGTTATAGCAGTTTGATTGGAATTAAGGGAGATTACACGGGAGAGGTTATTTGCGATTTTAAAAATTCATGGCTTTTCTCACCTATAGTTATGGGGATTCTTCCGGATAAATATATCCCCGAGTTTATTACAACACCCTTTGGCTTTAAGAAAAGCATTATATCAGACACAACAGGAGAGGTACATAAGCGAACAAATCACGAGGTAAATATCTGCAAGAATACGGCAGATAGAATTTGTTGGGAACTTGCAAATCAACAGATATTCTTCACGAAAGACAGGCAACTTGTTTCTGATAGTATTAGAAAATTTGTTAAACAGAATAAAGATTACGATAAATCGGACGAAGATGGACTGTCTCCCCTTGAAAGAGAACATATCATCGAAAGATTTAATGAGATTGCAGATAGCATTTTAGAGCTTGACGAAAGCGAGTACAAATTCTTTGTATTTAAAAATACGAGTTGCGATGATGGGGTAGAAAGATGGTTTGAGCGATATGATGATAAACAAGACGAATATTTAGAATGTTCTATGAAAGACAATATAGACAATTTCTATGCAGAATTTGTAATTATCGAAAATGGAGAAATTGTAAAATTTATTTCAAGCAAAGAATTTGAATATTGAATTGGGAAAGGAGCAGTAATGGAGAGATTAACAAGTAACAAAAAAGTATCTGATATGTCAATGATTGAACTGGCACATAATAGCTGCTATGCAGATAATGAGCGTAACGCGCGGTACAGAGATTATGAGATGGACATGGACGCACGAGATTTTGCGAGAAACCTTATGGTCACACTAGTAAAGGATGAAATGCCAATAAGCGACACGGAGTTTGACGAGGAAATATTAGACAACTTGGCAATAGACCCATTTTCGGATGTCCGTGGTCTAATTGCACTATTCTATCGTAATTTGTGGGCTATGGCAAATTTAAGAGAAACACTGAAAAAATATGAGGATTTAGAAGAACAGGGCAGACTTATCAAGTTGCCTTGCAAAATTGGAACAGAAGTCTACGACATTACTTGGTGGGATAATGTTCAAGAAAAAGTAGTGGTAAAAGGAAAAGTATATTGCCGAACAGTTCATAAGCACAAGGTAACAAAATTACCTTTCACTTACTCTGATATAGATAATTTTGGCAAAACAGTATTCCTCACAAAATCAGAAGCCGAAGCAAAACTGAAAGAATTGAGAGGTGGGGAAAATGGATAAATTTCTTGAAAGTGTAAACAAGCGTGATTTTGATAGAAGAATATCGGAAGTTGTTGAAATGCTTGAGGAAAAACAACTCTATGGAACTATCAGTTTGATAAAAGATTTGAAATATTATCTTGACTTAGCTACAAAAGAAAAAGCACACACTTGCAACTGCCAGCACAACAGCAACTCAAGAGAGAATGAGCCTTGTTGTAGATGTGATAGCAAGCATACCAATGCCGACAGGATAAGGAATATGTCTGATGAAGAATTAGCGGAGTTTCTTATAACTTTTAAGAACACATTCGGCGAAGAATACGAAGGAAAAGTTAGTTGTATGGATTGGCTTCAATCAGAAGCGGAATAGGAGAGAATATGGAAGATAGATATTTATTCAAGGCAAAGAGGATTGATAACGGAGAATGGCTTGTTGGCTATGTTGTAAAATATGGGTATACAGGAAAAGAAAAATACTATATAGTTCCAAGTTATGCATCTGATTTATATGCTATTGAAATAGACACATCCACAATCTGCCGATGCATAGGTTCGCAAGACAAGAATGGCAAGCTAATTTATGAAAATGATATTGTATGGGATTCTGACGAAAGAGCTTTTTACGAGATTATCTGGAATCAAGAGGATATGTGTTGGAATGTTGAAGATGCAGACGGTCACAAATCTGAGTTTGAAGAATGCTATGGAAGCACAATTGAAGTTAATGGTAACAGATTTGACAATTCGGAGCTATTGGAAAGTGAGGGATAATATGACAGCGAAAAAGGCAATTGAATTTTTGCGAATGCATTTTGAGTATCTAAAAGAAAGATGGAAGCCATACCCTGATTACAACGTTTTAGAAGCAATTAGATTTGCAATATCAGCAATAGAAAAGCAAATCCCAAAGAAACCTATCATGAAGCAGTATTTTGAAAATTTGGAAGAGCAGTACTTGTGCTGTCCGAAATGTGGAGAAATTTTGACAGACAGAATACCGGCTGATAATAAGACTTTCTACTTTCATTGCATGAATTGTGGTCAAAAATTCGATTGGGGTGATACAGAATGACCGGCATAACAACAGTAGTATACACTGTACTCATAGTATTCGACATAATCGGTCTGACAGAGGTAGCACTTGCATGGTACGACATTCACGGACGAGATAAGACCGATGATGATATACAAGAGCAGTGGTGTAGCGAAAATATTAAACATTAATTAATTTATCAGAAAGGAATAGGTTGTCGCGACATAAAACTGAGGTTTCCTTTTGGTAAGAGAAAATGTTAGATTTTGGATATTACAACATGGATTGTATGCAAGGAATGAAAGAATTTCCCGACAAATATTTTGACCTTGCGATTGTAGACCCTGCATACGGAAGAAAAGAGCATGGTGGTAAGAACAGAAGCAGATATGTTAGGCAGAAAAACGGAGGTAAAATTTTTGTAAAAGATGGACAGTACGAAAATCGAAAATGGGATAACAGACCGCCTTCAGAAGAATACTTCAATGAACTTATGAGAGTTTCAAAGAATCAAATTATTTTTGGTTGCAATTACTTTAATTACTCACTAATAGGCGGTCGCATTATTTGGGATAAGTGTAATGATGGTAGCGACCAATCGGATGCAGAAATAGCATACTGCAGTATGAATGATAGAGTTGATATTTTTCGCTATATGTGGCGAGGAATGTTCCAAGGGAAATCTATTACCGAAGGAACTGTTCAGCAGGGCAACAAGAAACTAAACGAAAAACGCATACATCCCACGCAAAAACCGGTGGCATTATACGAATGGCTGTTAAGCAGATATGCAAAACCTGATGATATTATCCTTGATACTCATGTAGGTAGTGCTAGCAGTCTAATAGCTTGCTATAACACTAATCATAAATTTGTTGGATTCGAGCTTGACGAATACTATTATAAGGCATCAAAACAAAGACTTGATTGTGAAATGGCTCAAATGAGATTAAGTGATTTTATGTGAGGTGATGTTGTATGAATTTTGAAAATTACTCTTGTGATAATCAAATGAGCATATTTGACTTCACAAGAGAACCAATTAGCATAACAAAACCTATTCGCTTAATAGAACTTTTCGCCGGCTACGGAAGTCAGGCAATGGCACTAAAGAGAATAGGTGCTAAATTTGAGCATTACAGAGTTGTGGAGTTTGATAAGTATGCCATAGCAAGCTATAACGCAGTGCATGGCACAGATTTTCCTACAATGGACATAACTAAGGTTCATGCAGAAGATTTGAATATCTGCAACACAAATGCATTCACTTACTTACTTACTCATTCCCTTGTACGGATTTATCAGTTGCCGGAAAACAAGCCGGAATGTCTAAGGGTAGTGGTACAAGAAGCGGTCTGTTGTGGGAAGTTGAGAGGATTTTAACAGAAATCAGAAATAGCAACGGAGAATTGCCACAGATTTTATTCATGGAGAACGTGCCACAAGTACATAGTCAGGATAATATGCCTGACTTTAGAAAGTGGCTAGACTTCCTTGAAAGCCTAGGCTACACAAATTACTATCAAGATTTAAATGCTAAAAATTATGGTGTAGCGCAAAATCGTGAAAGATGTTTTATGTTTTCATTCCTGGGTGAGTACAATTACCATTTCCCACAGCCCATACCCCTCAAAAAGAAGTTGAAAGACTATCTTGAGGATAATGTAGATGAAAAGTATCACATTAACAATGAAAAGGCTGACAAGCTGATAAAACAGCTTATTGACAATGGTACATTACCACAACACAATCTTGACAGACAGACAGACAGACAGACAGACAGACAGACAGACAGACTTGCGTTGACGGAACAATCAATAAGCCACAACAAAGAGAAGTTGCAAACTGTATCAAGGCAAGATATGACTGCGGAATATCAAACTTGCGGTCAGATGGAAACCTGGTTGTTAAAGGATATGGGAGAGACAGCAGAAAAACAGATTGATGTGGCCGTAACTCTTAGGGCAAGAGATTATAAAGGCCTTGATAATTATGGAAGTAATGGAGTAATTGAATGGAAAAGCTAACAGATGCTATCGGAATAGTGCTTTTTGAAAGCGAAAAATTCGGTGGTGAAAAGGTACTTAGGGGGGCATTTGTCCTACCCTAAGAGCCAATAAAACAAGTAGTGGAGTGATTGAAGTAATGGCAGATGTAAATGTAATAGGTTCTCTTGAATCAAAATTTGAGAGCACCAACAGAATTTATGATGTGGGGGGTGTAGTCCAACATTGAGCACAATGCAAGGTGGAAATCAAGAGCCGAAAATTCTTGAAGAGCAAATTCCATGCAAATTAGATAAAATGCCTAACGGACACTTAGACAGTTTAGATAATGCGGAAATATGTGACATTAATACACCTACTGCAAGTACAGTGACATCACGATATTATAAAGGCATAGGCAGTCATAAAGACAATATGTGCATAGTTGCTATGCGTGGCAGAAATCCCGATAATCCGTCAGATAGAACTGTGGGAAGTCTAACAGAGCAGAGATTAGAGGTGAATATGCAAGGTACAAGTAATTGCTTAACGAGTGTGCAGAAAGATAATCTTGTTATAGAAAGCCAAGTATTAACACCCAAACGGACAGAATATGGCAAACAGATACGGAAAGCGTATGAAAGTGGTCAGATACAGGAGAGCAGACATAGTATGACGGAATTAGAGCCTAGGCAAGATAATGTATCTAATACGCTAACAACCGTACAAAAAGACAATTTATTGCTTGAAAAACCTCAATATCGTATCAGAAAGCTAACACCGAGAGAGTGTGGGCGGCTGATGGGGGTATCTGATGAAGATATTGACAAAATGGCAGCAGTAAACAGTAATACACAGTTGTATAAGCAATTCGGCAACTCGATTGTGGTAGATGTTATGTGCGCTATGTTTAAAAATCTGAATATCAAGCAAGGAGATAACAATGAAGCACTACAAACCAATTAAATGTGTAGTCTGTAGCAAGATATTTACACCGACCGCAGCCAGCCAAAATACGTGTTGCGAAGCACATAGACAACAGAGAGCTACGGAATTAAGAAAAATCAGAGAGAAGAAAAGACTTAAAAGAAAGCCTGTTAGGAAAAACAAGCTTGCGGAAATCTGCGAGATTGCTAAGAGTAAGGGCATGAGCTACGGACAATATATGGCAGAACAATACAAAAAGGAAGTGATGATAAAATGAATGAATGTTGTGGAAATTGCAAATATCATCAATATGAGGATATATCGCAAGGTTGGGTATGCTGTAACCAAGATAGCGAATATGTAGCTGATTGGACAGATTATACCGATTGTTGCGAGGAATGGGAGAGTAGATGAATAGCAGAACTATAAGTGATATAGAGCCGATTGAAAGACAATGTGTATACGAGGACAACAAGCCGTGCAACAGCTCATGCCGATACTCAAATACTTGTATACACAGTACAAGCAAAACCGAAGAATAGGAGATAGGTCTATGAAGTTTTCGAAGCTGACTAGACCGGAACTTGAAGAAATTTTGAAAAATGCCAATTTCACCGATGAGGAAGCGGAAGTTTTTGAGTTACTAGTTGCTGATAAAAGCCTTGAAGAGGTATCACAGAGACTATTAATCTCAAAAACAACCACTTCCCGGAGAGTGGCAGACATTAAAGAAAAGATAGAAAGGAGTCAGGCAATGATTAACAAAGTGCCAATATGGGAAAAAGTAACGCTGACAATTGATGAGGCTGCGGAATACAGTAATATCGGAATTAACAGAATCAATGAAATGCTTAATAATCCCTCATGCCCTTTTGTACTTTTTGTTGGAAGAGGCAAGCGATTAGTCAAGCGCAAGGAGTTTGAGAAATATCTCGAAAAGACAGATAGCATATAGATATATTGAATTATAAGCCATTATGTAGTAATATAGAAATTATCATATAATGGCTTTTAATTTTGAAAGGAGCCATAAATCAGTATGGGAAAGGATTTGAGAGGAAAAGAGCTGGGAGTCGGAATAACCCAGCGCAAGGACGGACTTTATCAGGGCAGATACAAAGATAGGTTCGGCAAGAACAAGACAATCTACAATAGCAAGTTGTCGGAACTGCGAAAGGAGCTTAGCAAAGCAGTGACCGACAATCAACAATTCACAAGTGTTAGAGACAGCATTACCCTTGATGTGTGGTTTGACAGGTGGATGAATGTATACAAGAAAAAGAGAGTGCGCCCCAATACCATTAGGGAGTACACGCATATATATAAAAAGAACATTTCACCATACTTAGGAAACCACGAAATAACATCTATTCGCAAGTCAGATGTGCAGTTACTTATCGACAAAGCTTCTGACGATAACTATAAGTATGAGAGGCAGAGCAAAATCAAGGTTATTTTAAATGACATGTTCAGTAGAGCTATGGAAGATGACCTGATGATTAAGAACCCGGCGAAAGGTGTAAAGCTGAGAGCAGACAAGGAAGTTAATGCTTTTGCATTGACAGTAGAGCAACAGAACGAGTTTTTCAAAGCGTGCAAGGGAACATTTTACGACAATATGTATAATGTGGCAGTTAATACAGGCTTGCGACCAGGAGAACTGTTTGCGCTCACGATTGCAGATATACACATGGACGAGGGTTATATTGATGTTAATAAGACACTTGTGTATCAGAAGTACCTTGAAGATACAGGCAAGACATTTCATGTCGAGCCACCAAAAACCAAGCAGAGTTACAGACACGTACCAATTAACAGTGTGTGCAAAGAATATCTAACTAAACAATTTGAGCTTAAAAAGATAGTTTCAGAACGCAGACCCAAGGAACAGAACGAATATTTGTTTGTTACAAGGTTCAATACACCGATTAATTCGGTTATATATAGCGACTCTATACGTTCAGTTGTAAGACGGATAAATGACACAAAGAGCAGTGACAATGAATTTCCGTTTTTTAGCGGTCACACATTCAGACATACGTTTGCGACAAGATGTTTTGAGTCAGGCATAGAGCCGAAAGTCGTTCAATCATATTTGGGTCATGCAACACTGAAAATGACAATGGACTTGTATACACATGTTACACCCGAAAAGTCGTTTGCCGACATTGAAAAAATCGTTAGCACCGACAACAAAATCATAGAATATAGAAGAAAATGTGTGTAGCAAGTGTGTAGTAGTACACACTCTCAATTTGAAGAGTGTTGAAAAATCAACGCTTGTAGGGCATTTTAGTACTAAAACTGGCTTAATATTATGTGTACCAGGAGGTGCCGTACGAGTTCATAAACAACCGCGAGATAATTGGAAAATAATGACAAAAATTATAGTTTTTTTTAGTTAATTTTGAATTGCATAAATGCCAAAGTGTGGTAAAATATAACTATAAATCATTATAAAAAACCAAAATAATTGCAAAAGCTAACAAAAATTAAACAAGGGGGATTTTAAT